ACAATTAATTAAACCATTAAATTTATAGTATGAAAAAGATTGAAGAACTTAATTTAAAAGTATGTCATCATAATATGACACTTGAGTTATTAACTCAATACAACAATTTAAGAAGAAGTTTAGTATATTATGATACTAAACAAAAAGTAGAAGTAGATTTATATATCAATTATTACAGCTCGTTAGATAATATTAAAAAAATCACAGACGATATTTTGAAAGGAGAGTATCAATACTTGAGAAAAAGTAGTTTCAACAAATTACCAAAAGAACTTAGGGAAAAGCCTCCAGTTCCATATAATGAACTTAGTATAGGCTCAATAGAGTTTATTAAAAGTAAGTTATTAGAACGATCTAAATTTTTGATAGAACGCGCAAATAATTTACCTAAATATATATTAGACAAGCAAGTAAAACTACAAGGAAGTCGTTTGGATGTAGTAGAGAATGGTAAGGTTCTTAACATTTATATGAAAGTATATGATGTTTTAAATAAAATGGATGATTTATTTGACTATTTCGAATCTAGTGAATTAGACAATAAAGGTTACATTATTTCTGCTATGGGAAAAGAAGACCTAATAAAACTTCCTGATGAAGGTATTAAATCCATTCTTCAAAATTATAACAATGCTATTGAAGAACATTGGGATAAATTGAAAAATGCCCCCACTATTGGTAATGGCTGGGAAGAGTTTTCAAGAAAAATAAGAGAAAAATATGCTGAGAAGCAACTTTCAAATATTAAGAAAGATTTCAGTAATATCGACACTTCAGGATGCGAAGGATGGAGTCAACAAGTATGGTGGATGGATAAAAAATATATATCCAAATACCCTCTGAAACCTAAGATGAACTCTTATCAATGTCCTTATAAGACAAAGATAGAGATTCCACAAAAACATGAACTAAAAGTAGAAGAAATCCAACAATGTTATAATGTGCCTATATTTGGTGTAGGATATATTATACAATGCAGTCCTTTAAATAAAAAAGGACTACGCAATCAATTAAAGAAAAGATAATCAGTTGATTATTTTATAAATTTAAAGCAATAAATGTATCACATGTTAAAAAAAGTTGTTGTCGATGAACAAGGAAATATTTACGAACTAAAAGAAAAAGGATCAAAAAGTATTGTAAAAAAGGATCAAAAGGTATTTAACCAAAATAAACCATGTAAAATTATTAGAATAACTGATGATTTTACAGAGTATTTAAAAGCTACTTTAACTATATGCAACTCTTTCTTGCATAATAGTAGACAAGATGCGTTTAAAGCATTAAATCGCACTTGGGTTTCTTACTTCAAACATGGTATTGAAGATAAGACCGTAAAGATTGAAATACCAAGATGGGAAAATTATGATGGCGATTCTACAAAAGAATTACTAGCTGATGTAGAAGCTATCATTAAGCAAGACCCAAACGTATTGGAAAATTTTTCGTATAGATTAGAAACAGTTATTAATCTTTACAACAGATGTAAAGATGAAGCTGGTCATAAAGAAGTAACAGACTACATCAAAAGTTTGTTACCAATCAGAGTAGAAAAAGAGAAGGTATAATTAAGAAGCTTAATTATTTATATTTATATTATACAGATGTATGATATAAATATAAATAATTAGGCTTCTTTTTTTTAAATATGAAAATAATAATGTTTATAATACTATTAATATTACCTTTAATAGTACATAGCCCATCATTTATTACTAATATATTAGTAATATCTTATTCTGAACTACTACTTAAATTAGTAGAACCACATGAAGGTAGAAAACATACTATTTACAAAGATCCTGCTGGATATAAAGCTACAGGAATAGGACATTTAATAACACATAGTGATAAATTAAATTTTCCTCTATTGGATAAACAAATAGATAGTATATTTTACGCTGATATAGGAAAAAAGTTGAAAATAGCTATTAAATACTATCCTATAATTAAAGACAGTTCAAAGTTATATGCAATAGCATGGTTTGCATTTGTATATGGAGAAGCTAATTTTAAATACTTAAAACATGGTATTCCATTATCTAATGAAATTGATAACTGGTGTTATTATAAAAAAGATAGTATTATGATAAAATCAAATAACTTAAAAAGAATATTGAATGATATTAACAGAGTCTATAAAGGAGAATTTAAAACAATTTTGGAGTGGGTTATTAAATGAATTTGATAAACCATATTGGCAATATATAATTAATTGTATACAATCTGATATTAATAATGGTAAAAAAATATTACCTAATAATGATGATATATTAAATGCGTTAATATATACACCATTAAAGGATGTTAAAGTATGTATACTAGGTCAAGATCCATACCCTAATGCACAAGATGCGCATGGACTATCCTTTAGCAGTAATAGTATACTTACACCGAAATCACTACAAAATATATTTGGAGAGATTAAACATAGTTATCATGGTGTAGTATTTAATACTAATAATTTAACATCCTGGACTAAACAAGGAGTATTATTATTAAATAAAACATTAACATTAATAGAAGGTATTCCATTATCACATGCCAATATAGGTTGGAATAATTTTACCAAAAGAATAATAAAACTAATTAATAATGAAGATAGACCAATTATATGGTTATTAATGGGGGATCAAGCTATTGGAAATCAACAGTTTATAACTAATTCTAAACATATAGTGATAAAAACTAGTCATCCTAGCCCATTAGGGGCATGGAAGAAAAGTAAGTTGTCAGATTGTGCATTTAATGGAAGTAAAGTATTTGAAAAGATTAATATTTTACTTAAACAAAATTTAATAACTGAAATAAATTGGGAAACATGAAAGCAATAGAAACATGTCAGAACTCCAAGAGTTAGATATTTGTACGAAAATAAAGTTCATTGGTATAAATAAGTTATATACTGATGATAAAGGAATACAAAGAAAAACTAGTATCCCGATAACCAGACCACCATTGGATGTATTAAAAAATGATAAGAATAGATATTATACTTATAAAGACTACTATAATAGATTTGTAGGTAGAAATAATAATAAAAGAGTATTTATAGTATATGGTATATTACAAGAAATATATTATGATGGTGAAAAAAGACAATATAGACCTGTAGAATGGTCATTTTTAAATATAAAAGGTGTTCGTATATATAGAAGATTACAAGAATTATATGGAGATAGTATAAAAGATGGTAGTATAATAGTAAAAGATGTAATAGACATTACTGATAAATATGACCCAGATGATATTAAAAGATATATAGATAAATCGTATGATGCAGCAATAGATGGACAATTAGATCAATATTTATCTACTATAAATAATAAAAAATTACAACATTTATTATACTATATTATAGAAAAGCAAAAAGATATAGCCAGTAGAGCTATAGACGAATATAGATTAGAATTAATTAATAAACAATTAGAAAATGATGATGAATTGTGAAATAACTGGAAAACCTTTAAGTAATGAAATAACTCATAAATTAAAGATAGATACTAATTATAATAGTATATTTGATTATAGTTGTGACTCTTTACAAGAAAGTATTGTTATTAGTGAAGAAATGTTAATTAAAACAATACAGTTTTGGCAATCATTACCAGAATTTAATCCATCTAAGAAAATTATAGATGTTATAGAATGTATAGATAATTCTAAATTAGATGGAATTATTAAAGATTGGGAAAATAATATATTGATACATGAAAGCTAAACCTAAACACTTAGACATTATATTTAATGAAGATGATAATGTAGGGGCACATCCTAATCTAGTTATAAAAGATGATAAAGGTAATACAATAGGTTATACTATTACACATGATGGTAAAAATAAACAATCTTGTAAATTACCTATAAATGAAGAAGATTTAGAAAATTCTAAAGAATTTAAATTAGATAAAAATAAAAAATCATATTTAACCCCACATTTTAATATATTAGATAAACATAAGAAATATGATATTAAAGGAAAAGCTAAAGAATCTTTATTAGATAAATTTATACATTATTTACAAACATTATTAAAATGAGTAAATATAGTTTAGACAATAGACCCAAATATATATATGATGAAGAACAATTGATAAATTATTGGTGTGTAGGTTTTCTTAATATAGATACTAATGAGATAATAAGATTTAAAGTATTTCAAGATGAAAATAAAACTATAAATGAAATACAACAATTTATAGATTTTTGTAGTAAATGTATTAAAGATAAAGCTATATGGATAGGATTTAATAATCTTAATTATGATTATCCTAAATGTCATAAAATACTAGGACAATCATTATTCTATAGAAGAGAGTCACATGATAATTTCCTTAATATGTCTACTGATACTTGTTTATGGTTATTTTATCACATGACACAAGATTTAATTAACCAACAGTTCGATATAACAGGTAAAAGAGATACTATACCTGAATGGAAACATCATATACAACAATTAGACCTATTTAAAATATGGCATTTCGATAACAAAGCACGTATGACTTCATTAAAGGCATTAGAGATAGCTATGGGGTTAGATAATGTAGAAGATATGCCGTTTAAATATAATAAATCTATAAATGTAAATGATATTCCTATAATTGAAAGTTATAACGATAATGATTTGCATGCTACTAAAGAATTTTATAATATTACAATAGGTAATACTGAAAACCCATTATATAAAGGACAAGATAAGATTAAATTGAGAATTGAACTTAGTGAAAAATATAATGTAAATTTACTTAATAAAAATGATGTAGCTATAGGTAAAGAATTAATAGTTACAAGAGTATCTGAAAAATTAAATATGGATACTAAAGATATTAGAAAATTACGTACATATCGAAAAGAAATTAAAGTAAAAAATATTATATTTCCACATATTGAATTTTTAAGTAGTGAATTCAATCATGTATTATCTACTTATAATAATATGATATTAACATCTAAAGACTTAGAAGATGTCAAAGAGTAAGAAAGATGAATTATCAATAGTATATAATGGAACAAAGATAATATATGGTTTAGGTGGATTACATGCTTGTATAAGACCTGGTATATATGAAAGTACATCAGATAAAATAATTAAAGACGTAGATGTTGCTGCGTACTATCCAAGTATAGCAGATAAATATGAATTATTTCCACAGCATTTAACTAAAGCTTATGTAGATGTTCTTCGAGATAATATGGCTGAGAGAAATAAGTATCCTAAAGGAACATCAATTAATCTAGGATTAAAATTAGCCAATAACGGAACGTATGGTGCTAGTAAAGATAAATATTCTCCAATATATGATAGTTCATATACATTTTCCGTTACTGTTAATGGACAGTTAATGTTACTTAAATTAATAGAAAATTTATATAAGTTATTAAAAGATATGATTATTATACAAGTAAATACTGATGGTATAACATGTATAATAAATCGTACTGATGAACTTATATTTAATAGTATATGTAAAGAGTGGGAAGATTGGAGTAAAATGATATTAGAATTTGCAGTATATAATAAGATGTGGGTAAGAGATGTAAATAATTATATAGCGTTATCTGATAAAGGAAAAATTAAATATAAAGGAGCTTATGAAATAGATAAAGAAATTCATAAGAATCAGAGTATGAAAATTGTACATGCTGCCGTAGCAAATAAATTAATTCATAATATTCCTATACAGGAAACAATACGAAATTGTACAGATATATTACAGTTTTGTAAAAGATTAAAAATAGCAGGTGGTTGGACAGGAGAATATTACTATATAGACGGATTTGAAAAGAAGATTAAATATCTATCAAAAAATACACGATATTTTATTAGTGAAAACGGTGGAACATTATATAAAAGAAAAATAACAGATGTTAAATTAGCTGAAGAAGATAAAAAAAACATGTTATACATACAAGGAGTATTATTTGAAGAAGATGAAGATAGTAATAAGAAACAACAATTTATAGGTGTTGATACAGGAAATACTACAACACTATTTAATCAACGGTTTAATGTACCTATGAAAGACTATAGAATAAAATATAGTTATTATATAGGAGAAGCTAATAAATTAGTAAATAATATATATGATGGACAATTAATAATGTAATTATGAATATAGAAATGGATAAATTACTCACTAATAAGTGGCAAAAAATGACTCATTGGTGGGGTAATCCTGAATTAGGGTATGACTGTTGGGGTAAAAAATATAAAGATGGATTTAGAGTATATATATTTGGTAAAAAAGATAACCATAAAAAAGAGTATGAAATATGGGATTATCATTTTTGTGTAAGAGACCATTACGGAGCAGCATTTAAAAAAGATAGTACTCCTGAACAAGTAATGGAATATATAGATTTAAGACAAAAGTTAAAATTATTAGATAGTGGAAGAAATTTAACTAAAAATGAATTAAAAAATTAAAGTTATGAAATGGATAAAAACAAGTGAAAGATTACCTGATAAAGAAGGTGAATATTTTGCAATGCAAACATCAGAACCAAATGGAAATTTACATAAAACAGTACGATACTTTGACCCTTATAACTTTCAAGTAGTTAAATTATGGGAAAAATTAATTGTAGAATGGTTAGATGAGAGTGAAGAAATAGAAGAAATAAAACCTGATATAAACGGTATATGGCAGAAAAGTGAAGAAGAAATAACTGATACACAAAGATTAGATTATATACAAGACTTTGGGCATACTATAGATTGGAATAATAAACATTTTATTATTCGAGAAAAAACAAGACTTTGGTTTAGAGAATATATTAATAAACAAATTAAATAGTATGAGTAAATTAACATCAAGTGAAGTAATTCACAATTTTGCACATCAAGTTAAGGATAAAGAAAAATCAGGTGATTATTATTATGAAGGATTAGAATTATACAGAAAAGGTTGGTATAATGATAGATTATTAGCTAGAATTATAGATAATAAAAAGAAAATAGTTATTATAGATAATACTTTTTGCATGAGAGGTAGTTTTGGTAATGGACATTCAGCATATACTATTAAAAGAGCATTTGATGATAAATGGATTATACTAAATTATATAGAAATTAATACTTTACCTGATATATTAACTAAAAATGATTGGTTAAAAGTAATATTGTATGATACTAAATTACAATTAGAGAATACATTTAATAGATATATTAAAGAACAAGAACTTATTACTAATAATAAAGCATTTAAGTTATACTATTATGGCGAACGTGATTCTTTAATAATATTAGAAAACATAAAATATTTATGTAAAAAATTAAAAGTTAAAAAATCATTAATACTAAATCATATATACAATGATACTCATCATTGTATAGTAAGACAACGTGGTTGGGGAAGTAGAAATTCTGATTGGGGAAGTACTAAAATAAATAAATCAATTAAATATTATCTTAATCCAGATAAATGGTGGAAACCTAAACAACAAGTTATATTAGAGTTTAAAAAATGGAAATCTAAATATGTAGATTCTGATAGTGGTAATGAATTAAAAGGTAAAACATATAAAGAAATATATTTTAATCCTCAATTAAAAGAACAATTTGAAGAACACATGAAGTTAATATTAAAACTTCGTGAAGAAAAACGAATAAAAGATAAAGAAGAGTATGCAAGAAAAGCATTAGAAGAGAATAAAAAACGATTAGAAAAATGGTTAAATAATGAAATCAATTATACTTATGAATTATATCATGTTCCTATACATTTACGATTAATTGATGTAGCAGTACATGTAGATAAAATCTCGAAAGTGGAAACAATAGAACGACAAGTAGAAACTACATTAGGAGTTAAAGTACCATTAAAACATGCTGAATTATTATTTAAGAAATTTAAACAATGTATAGATACTAATACAGAGTGGCAAAGTAATGGACATACTATACCTATTGGAAATTTCAAAGTAGAATGGATTAGACTTATAGGAGAAAAGTGGGCATTAAAGGCAGGTTGTCATACTATTTTTCAAGAACAAATATTTAGTTTTGTTGAACGTAATAACTTAAATTGGTATGGGCAAGATTAAAGAAAAAGCAGCAATTTGTGAACAACTACAAGAATTATTTGATAATGTAGATAAAGAAACTATTGTACAGTATTTAGGTAATTTCTTTAGTAGTGTAGAATTAGATGAATTATTAGAATTTGTAATAACTGAACAAGAAAATGGCTAATAAAAAGTTAGAAATCAATAGAGAATATATACTAGATGAAGAAACTATAGATAAAACTCTATTAAAAGAAGCTATAATGATAAGAATCAAATCTGGTAAAATAACTAAGACTAAAAAACTAGTTCAAAAATTATGGAACAAAACTTTAAATAAATGAATAAAAGTGAAAAATTAAAATCTTATAGAGATATAAGAGATAGGATATTAGAAAAATTTAAAGATGATCCTAGTTATAAAGCATTAGAGAATATGCTAATTGATATTATATTTCAAGTAGAGAAAGGTAAATTTAAGAAAGTATTAGTTATAATTGAAAGTAAAAATGGTAAGATATTTCATAAATCTACTATAATGGAAAAGATAGGTCATGGAATTGAAATGGTATTTAAAATAGATGGAGAAATATGGGAGTAATTTATATAATATTAATAATATTATGCATAACCTATTTAATAGTACAAATATTAGAAGATAGACTATGTTAATTAAATTAAATGATATGCTAGAACTTGATTTTATTTTTGAAGTAGAAATGCCAATATGGCTAATTAATATGTATTTATAATGATAGTAACAATTGATAGTTTAAATCAAATATGTAAAGATACAGGATTAAGTATACATAATGTCATATGGTTATATTATAAATTAAAAGATATTCCATTACATACTGATATAGGACAAAATTTAAATCCTATTTTAATAAGTAATCTATATCCAGAATTAATAGTATCAGCAGATATAGGATTAATTAATCAACAATTAGTAAAAGCATTATTTCAGAAATATGAGTATAAAAATAGTATTCCTATATCAGATAATGAAATACTCAATATAGATAAGTGGATAGAGGAATACAGGAATTTATTTAAAGATAAATGTACTCAAGCAGTTCCTAAAGGTAATGGAAAAAATTGTATTCACAGAATGAAGTGGTTCATAGATACTTACCCGAATTATGCCAACAAAGAGATTATTATTAAAGCGACAAAATTAGGTATCTCAACTATTACGAATAAACATGGTAAACAATTTGTACCACAAGCTGATAATTTTATAGTAGCAGATGATTATAAAACTAAAGCTGGTTTTCCTGTAGCTGGTAAATTATATAAACCAGGTAAAGAGTATCTAGTTAATTACTGTGAAATAGTACTGGAACAAAATGATTCCACTACCGAAGAGAAACAACAAGTAGGACATATAACATTTTAATATGCAAAATAAATGGATTAACTTTAAAGAAGAAAAACCACCTATAAATATAGATATACTAATATGGGTAGGAGATGATTTTCAATTTTATGATGTAGGTAGTTGGAATGGAAATGAACAAACACATTGTAATGGATGGAGCACAAATGCAGATTTAGCAAAATATAGAGAAATAACACATTGGATGTTACTTCCAGAAAAGCCTATAATTTAGATATTAATGAACTTTAACAAAGACGAACTAATAAGTGTTATAGATAATGGAATAAATGGAAAGGCTGTATGGGCTAGTACTGGATTTCAACGTATGGAAGAAGATGGACTTAAAATCTTTCCATCGTGCTATACTATTATAGGTGGTAATCCTGGCACTGGTAAAACTGCATACTTCCATGATGCTTTTATTTTGAACGCTTATGATATATGGATAAAGGAAAAGAAGTTAGGTAAAACTGATATAGAACTGTATTGGATTATATATAGTATGGAACGTCCTTTAATTGAGACTAAATTAAAATGGATAGCTAGAAAGATATTTTTAGATAGTATTAATGATAACCCAACTTTTCCATTACTATATGATGTACAATTCTTACGTGGATTCAAGAAAACAAAAGTTACTAATGAAATTAAAGAACGAATATACAAGACTTTTGATTATTTTGAAGAAATAATGAATTATGTAGATATACACTCAGGTAGAAATAATCCTATAGGAATTAAACTAGATATAGATAAATATGCAGCTACTATAGGAACAGTGGAAAAAATACCATTTAAAACTAAAGATGGTATAGAGATGTATCATAAAGTGTATCATAAAAATAATCCTAAACGTATAACTATAATAGGTATAGATCATATAGGAAAACTTGGTGGAGTAACTATAGAAGGTAAACGATTAACATCTGAAAGTAGAGAGTTAATGGGATTAATGAGTGATATAGCTTCTCAGGATATGAGAGACTTCTATGGATTTAGTCCTGTACTTATATGTCAGTTTAATCGTGGTATGGAAAATGCTAATAGATTTGGTAATGAAACAGTAATACCACAGCCTAGTGATTTTAAGAACTCATCTAACATGATGGAAGATAGTGATATAGCTATAGCATTATTTAATCCATATAAATTAGGAATAAAAGAATTTGGTGGATATAACCTTAATAAATTAGTAACTAAGAATGGTGCTAATAGAAGTAGATTCTTAACTATATTAAAAAATAGTTATGGATTAGATGATAAAGCATACGGAATGGTATTTTTTGGAGAGGTAGGCACATTAAAAGAATTACCTAGACTTCCTCAAGGTAGTGACCAATTTATAAATTATAATGACTTAATATTAAATAAATGACAACAATATTATTAACAACATTTATAGGTATAGTTACAATAGGAGTTATAACTGTAGCTATAGTTATATATAATGAGTATAAAGAAAATAAAAATGATAAAGGACACTATTGTTAAACCTATATATCAACTATATAAAGTACTAGATGTTACTAGTTTACCAGAAGAAGTATATAATAAATTTAAAGAAAATAGTAATTGGTCAGACAATTATGAAGAGTATAAATGGAATAGTGAGTTATTAGATACTTGGTTAGTATCTAATAAAATAGTAAAAAATGAAAAATTATTGATTAAATATAATTAATATGCCAAAACAAATTGATATTGAAGATATTCCTGTAGTAATAGATATAGATACTTCTGAATTTAATGTCACAGAAATAGAAGAACAAGATGAATTAGATTTGTCAGATTATAAACATACAGGGTTCGATAATGAGTAAAGCTGTATTAATAGGTGGATTATCAGGTAGTGGAAAATCAACTAGTTTAGGAATATTACCTGATTATAATATTATAGGATTAGACCCTAAAGAAACATTTGTAATTAAATGTTATAATAAAGATTTACCATTTAGAGGTAGTAATAAAGACTATATTCCTGTAGAAGTAACTAAAAAAGGTAACGATTTAATATATGTAAAAGGCAACACTTATTCTAGTACTGATGGTAAGAAAATAGGTAATATGATGAGTATTATAGACAAACAATGTCCGCATATAAAAAATGTAATTATAGATGATTGGCAATATATTATGGGAATAGAATTTATGGATAGAGCTGATGAAAAGGGGTATGAAAAATTTACAGATATTGGAGCACATGGTTTTATTCCATTACGTAAAGCTGAAACTCTTCGAGATGATTTATATGTATTTATAATGTGTCATGTAGAAGTAGAGGAAAGATTAGGTAAAGAATATGTACGAATTAAAACTATTGGTAAAATGTTACAAGAAAAAATAACACCAGAAGGATTATTTACAGTAGTAGTAGAAGCTACTAAATTAGTAGAAAATAAAAATAAAGAGATAGATGTAAAACATGTATTTCGTACTAGAAGTATATATAAAGATGATATTGTTAAAACTCCTATTGGTATGTTTAAAGATTTATATATTCCAAATGATTTAGGACTATTGAAAAAAACAATGGTAGAATATTATAATGGATAAAATTTTAACAAATCAAAAAAAGTAGGAAAATAATTTGGTACTTTCAAATTAATGTATTATATTTGCATCATAATTGAGAGTAATACAACCAGTGGACTCAATTAATGTAGTCCCAGCAACTACGCACTGGTTTTTAATAAATAAATAATTAACTAAATCCACATTCACATGAAATTTAATTTAAATGAAGTAAATGAAAAATTAGCAGCACAAGTAAAAGTAGCTAAAGAAAAAGTAAAAAAATCTTATAAAAGTAAAAAAGTAGATAATACTAATAGAGCAACTCTTAATGTTAGTACTACTAAAAAAGGTGTGACTAATTTTACCTTAAAGGTATTTGACCCAGAGGTAAAAAATAGTTTAACTGCTGGTTATGCTAATTTAATAGTATCTAAAAATGATGAATTATCATTAGAAGTTGTTAACCGTTCTCAAATGGAACAAATTCTTAAAGACAACAATAGAGAAACTGTTAAATTTGGAACAGTATGTAATGAGCTGACAAAAAATCAACCAATTGCAACTACACGTTTACTTTATGATGGACAAATAACTAAGAAAGTCTATACATCTGAAAAATATGTTTTCATTAAATTAGGTACAACTTTAGATTTTAATGAAAAATCTAGTAATTTAAGTAAATTGTTTAAAACATTAACAGAAGCTCAAAAAGAACGTTTTGCTAATAAAGGATCAATTTCAGTTACAATTCAACCAGTAGAAATAAGTAATTTTACTTACAAAACAGGTGAAAGATTTAATAGAGTAGATGAAAATGGTACAAAACTATCAGATGTTAACGGTAAAGCATTATTAAGACGTAAAGATGCTACAATTGAAGTGTTGTCTTTTCCATTAGTAGTTAAAGAAATTAAAGCTAAGAAAAAAGAAGTTTTGAATGAATCAACAGAAGTTAATGAAGTTTTGGCATAATATAGTTAGTTAATTTTTATAGGGAGTGTTGTTAAATCGACACTCCCTTTTTGCATTTAAATAAATACGTAAACTAAATTCAATACAAAATAATAATATGCAAGGTACAGACAAAGTAATTATTGAGCCTAATGTAGGCTTTAACACAGTAAAAATTGTAACTATTAACCCAACTAATGCTGACAAACTAAAATTAGGTTGGAAAGTTGATGAGAGTAAAGATGAACCAAATTATGTAGAAGAAAAAAGTGATGGAGAAACATTTGAAACTTATAATAACTGTAGATTAAATTTCTATTTTAATTATACTAATGGAGTTAAAGGAGTCTTTAATTTCACATTGTTCTTAGATAGTAGACACGCTGGATTTACTAATAAAATAGATGAAAAGATACTTAAATTTGTAGATATTAAAGGTAATGTAGCAATGGGTACTAGTTTAGAAGTTGCTGCTGAACAATTAAACAAATGGGCTACTATTGATAAAGATGGTAATAAAAGAAAGAAACCTATTCCTGTTGAAATTGATACATTAAGACCAATGTGTAATGGTGAAGATGCATTATTATCTATGGTATTTGATGTATTTAATAAATTTGATGAATCTTTTGAGTATATTGGTGATATAAATAAATTATTCAATGGAGACTTTAGTGAATTGCAATGTTTAATTGGTAAAAAAGTAGGTTGTTTATTAGGTACTGATGATAAAGGGTATTTAAGAGTATATCCTGTATTTGGTAAAAAAGATATTTTATATTCATTACCAAAAAGAAAATTCAATGCTAAATATCCATACACAAATCCTATGATTAGTATACCTGTAAGTCAAGTACAAGTAGTTGCTGATAATGTAGATGAACACGATAATGATATTTAAATAATAGTCAAAGGGTAGTTATTAAGTTAGCTACCCTTTTTTAATTTAATAATGTTTTGAAT